TCGCGGCGCCAAGGAGGAAACGCGCATGAAGTCCGGCGTCTATCGCAAAGTCGAGGGGCACACCGGCGTCGGGTTGTTCTATCAATTCCTCCACTTGGCGCGGCATCACACCACGGGCGAGGAGTCCGTCGTCTACATCCCGCTTCGCGTCGAGTCCGAGTGGGCGGGCACCGTCCGACCCTGCATCCTCGACCGTGAGGCGTTCGAGAAGAAATTCGAGTATGTCGGCGAAGGGTTGCCGCGCACATCGGCACGCGCCGAGGTCGTGTCGGACATCATCGCGGCGGAGGCGCTGTTCAACGAGATCGCCACGTTGGCCGGTCACGGGAAACGCGAGGCGGCAGTTCAGGCGGTTCTCGCCTACGGGCGCGAGCAACGAGCGGCAGCACGCAAGGAACATCGGGACGGTTAGAAGGGGACGGACGAGAAATGAGTAAGCGCAGGGAACGCCGCGCACGTGTGGCCGGCAAACGACCGCCGGCGAAACGGAAATTCCCGTTTCGGAAAGGCACCGAGAAACTGCCGCCGTTCGCGGTCGGCGTCATGGAGAACATCGAGGCGCGGCGCCTCAAGGCGCTCGACCTCCGGCGGAGCGGGTTGACGTATCGCAAGATCGCCGTCGAGTTGGGCGTCTCGACCGATACCGCCTGGGAAGATGTCCAAGCCGAACTCGGGCACATCATGGCGCAAAAGCAAGTCCTGGCGGAGCAAGTGTTCGAGATGGAGGTCGCGCGCCTCGACGACGTGATGCGCGGGTCGTATCTCAAGGGGACGAGCGGCAACGACACGGACGCGGCGCGGGTCGTGTTGAAGTGCATCGACATGCGGTGTCGGTTGTTCGGGTTGTATGCCGAGACGCCGACGGGCGGCGGCGGACCGGACCGAGGCGGCGGGTACGTGCCGGCCGGCAGTCAAGGCGGCAGCATCATCAACGTCACGCCGGAGGCGGTGTGGACCTCGCGCATCGAGGAGACCCGCAAGCGTCTCGCGGCAGCGGAGACGACGGCGATTGATTGGTCGGCGTTCGAGCACGCCGGCGAGGCAGCGAAGACGAACGGCGACCTCGCGCCGCCGGTCACGGTGCCGCCGAAAGTGCCGACGAATGGAGGCGGGTGACGCGATGACCAAAAGCAAGAACAAGTCAGCGGAGGGACCACGCATGGACGGACACATCGTACGTATCGTCAAGGACAAGGGGTTCGGATTCATTCACGCGAACGGTCTCGATCATTTCTTCCATCGGTCCGAGTTGGAATTCACCGGCAAGACGTTCGACGAACTCAACGCCGGCGACAACGTGTCGTTCAAACCCATCGACGGACAAAAGGGACCGCGCGCGACTGAGGTCCGGGTGAAGTAGTGGCACCGCTCGACGCAACGGAGGCGTGCGCGTTGCGAGCAATCGCGGAGTTCCGCAAGGATGGGTATGCGGACGCCGACATCGAGGCGGCGGTCTCGTCCCCGAACAGCGGCAACGACGAGGCACTCGTTCGAGACATGGGGCGCCTGGGGATCTACGTCGACGCGAAGCGGTTGCGCGAGCGCATCCTCGAACTGTTGAGGCACTAACATGCCGGCATACCTGCGCGAGATCATCGTTGGGAAATGTCTGTGCGGTAAGCCGACGACACATGAAGTCTTCAACCGCTTCAACCATTCGCACGGGCGATGGTGTAAGTCGTGCGGCGAGAAACGGGTGAAGGAACTCAACGCCGAGGGTAAAGCGCCGGCGGAAGAACCGGCACGACGGAGGGCACGATGATCGATGACCACATTCCCAAGGCACCCGACGATCTCCGACAGGCACTCGCCGCAACGCTGAACCGGTTCAGCGCCGAGAACGGGTCGAACACGCCGGATTTCCTCCTCGCCGAATTCCTCCTCGGATGTCTCGTCGCCTGGGATGCCGCGATCAAGGCGCGCGAGCGTTGGTACGGGCGCGACAATAGCGGGCCGGGAGTGCAACCGCGCGAGGGGAAAGCACTCGCCGACGCGTTGTCCGAACTGAACCAGATCGACGCGATTCTCGGCAACCGGGCGGTGTTCGACGGTCTCTCGCGCGTCGAGAAGATTCATACGATGATCCGGGTCATCGAGGCGAACCGGATCGTCCTGAACCGGCAGTTACCAACCGACCCGTCGGAAGCAATCGGCCGATGACCTTCCGTTGGCGGGCGACGCTTGGCCGGCGCGCGAACATCATCTCGACGGTGTTGTTCGTTAGCGTGTTGCTGTCCCTGGCGGCGGTGTCGTTCTGGCACGGGAGCGCGTACGTTGCGTTGGTGTTCTTGTTGCTGGCGGCGCTCAACCTTGCGATCGGGATCGTCCGATGACCGACCTCGAAACGTGGATCGCGAACATGGACAAGCAAGGCATCGCGTATGAACTTCACCGACACCCGACGCGCCTCGAAGCGGCGCGGACGGTCGCGTTCTTTGACGACGAGGATCGCTTTACGCATTGGGTCGCGAAGGACGAGCCGCTCGTCATGGTGCGGGACAAATGATCATCCGCGACATGGTTGCCGCAACGGCGATAACGGTCGAGTTCTTCGGGACGTCGCGCCTCGTCACGCGGATCGCCGTTGGGCGCGGGTTGCCGGCGGGCCGTTGGCGTGTCAACCTCCTCGACACCCTCAACCGGACGGTGACGGTGTCGGCGTGGCGCATCATCGAGCCGGCGGTACAACCGGCGTTGTCGTTCGAGTTGGACCCGCCGGTGTCCTGGGAGACGGCGCGGGCCTGTCACATCGGATTTGAGCGCGAGGCATGAATTGGCCGGAGGCGTTCGTTCTCGCCGTGCATTTCGTCGCCGTCGCCGCGATGGTCATATTCGCGTCGAGGAGAAACCCGTGACTGAACCGAAACCAACTAAGCTGTACGTGGTCACCGACGAGGAGGGCGAGGTCGCGTACGTCGAGGCGACGACCATCATCGAGGCGATCAAGATCTGGCAAGCGCAGCAATACGAAGACGACCCGGTGCAACACGACGAGGACGACGATCCGCAATCGGCGTCGTTGGTTCATCCGTTGCCGGTCTTGCGGAAGGGTTGAATGGGGCGTTTGATTCGCGAGACGCATCGTCCCGACACACTTCCGCGTCTCTCACCGCGCGAATTCAAAAAACTCTGGCGGCGTGCGTTGGAGTGGGCGCCGGCAACACGACAGAAGAAATGTTCGAGAAAACCGACCGCATCGCGGAGATGATCATCGAGGACGCGCGCGATGCCGGACTGCCGGTGTCCGGGTTCGCCTCGTACGATCACGCGGAACTCGCGGAGTTGATTCGTCGACAGTCGAGGGACGCGGCGATCGCGTGCGGGATCGAGGACCGGATGACCGTCGCGCAATCGGAGGAGGTCGCCGCGTTGATCTTGCAGCGGGCGACACAATGAAGCGTTACCGATGACCGTGGCGGCACCGGCGCGCGACCTCGCCGCCGAGTGGCAAGCACTCGACGAAGAACTGACGCACGCGTGCGAGGCATCGTTCCGCGTGTTCCTCCGCGAGTCGTGGGCGACCTTCGACCCGTCACCGTTCCAACCGAACTGGCATATCGACGCCGTCTCCGATCATCTTCAGGCGGTCACGCGCGGGCACATCCAGAACTTGATCGTCAACATGCCGCCTCGCAACTCGAAGACGTCCATCGTCTCCGTGGCGTGGCCGGCGTGGGAATGGGGACCGGCCGGTCGTCCGCAACGGCGGGCGCTGTTCACGTCGTACGGGTCCGGGCCGGCGCTGTCGGCGGCGGTGAAGTCGCGCCGGTTGATCCTCTCGCGTTGGTACCAACATCGTTGGGGAACACGCTTCAAGTTCGCGTCGGACCAAAACGTCAAGAGTCGATTCGAGAATGATCGCGGCGGCGCGCGGTTCTCCTCCTCGTTCGAGTCGGGCGTCACCGGCGAGGGCGGCGATCTCATTGCGGTCGATGACCCGACACAGTTGGACGACGACGAGAACATCGAGAAACTCGAACACGTCATCGACGAATGGGACGGCACCATCGCGACGCGCATCAACAACGAGCGCGCGAACCGCGTCATCATCATGCAGCGGTTGAACCAACGCGACCTCTCCGGCTATGTGCTCGACCAAGCCAAGCGGTTGCACCAAGAATGGACGTTGCTCCGACTGCCGGAGGAGTTCGAGGTCGACACGCGGACGCGGGTGTTCATCCGGGGAAAGTTGTTCTTCGAGGATCCGCGCAAGGTCGAGGGGGAACTGTTGCACCCGGAGCGGTTCGGGCGCGAGACAATCGCCGACCTCAAGACGGTCAGCGGGTCGTACCGCTACGCGGGCCGATTTCAGCAACGGCCGGCACCGCGCGCCGGCGGCATCTTCCAACGGGAATGGTGGCGGTACTGGACCGTGCTACCGGGTCGGTTCGACGAGTGGTCGCAATCCTGGGATGCGACGTTCGACAAGGTCGGGGTCGACCCGTCGTACGTGTGCGGGCAAGTGTGGGCGAAGTTGGGCGCGTTCCGCTATCTCATTGACCAAGTACGCGGCCGGATGACCTTTACCGAAACGTGCAACGCAATCGAAGCGATGACCGCGAAATGGCCGCAAGCACGGTTGAAGTTGATCGAGCGCAAGGCGAACGGCGCGGCGATCCTCGATGCGCTCAAGGGGAAGATCTCCGGCATGGTGCCGATTGAGGTCACCGAGGACAAGGTCACGCGCGCGAAAGCGGTGTCGCCCGATGTCGAGTCGCACAACGTGTACTTGCCGCACCCGTCGGAGCGACCGTGGACCGGCGATTTCGTCGAGGAGACGGCGTTGTTTCCTCGGGCCGCGCATAATGACCAAGTCGACGCGATGACACAGATGTTGCGGCGTTGGCATCCGGGCGCCGACTCGGCGCGGGTCGGCGTCATTCGAGTCCCGCGATGACCCCATTGATCTTGACGTTGTGTCTGCTACGCGGCGCCGATACGGAGATGACGGTCGACCTCGCGTACCAGGAACCGCGCGAGGCGCGGATGGTCATCGTCGAGGCGGACGAGCGCCCACGTTTGCGCGACGGTGACGCCGGCCATCACGCCGGCAATCGCCGCCGGGTTCTGTGGCAACAACGGGTTGACCTCCCGCCCGCCGTACCGTGCGCTGTCACGGTGAGACCGGGCGCGGACCGCACGACCTCAACGTGCCGGAGGCGTTGTTGTGGTCGTTGATTACCCTCGACCGATACGTGTGTCCCTTTCATCGGTGACGGCGATGTCCGGTAAATGTCCGGTAGTTACGCGTTCGGTAAATGACCGGAAGGGCAAACGTCGGGAAGTGCTACACTCCAAGCACTTCTCATAAATGGCACTCGGCGACGCACTCGCAACCCTGGAACCCGCCGGCCGAAAAGAGGCGCTCGAACGGGTCCATCCGTTGTACGCGGATTTCGAGTCGGCGTGGCGCATCCTCCTCGATGCGCTCGAAGGGACCGGCGGATTCCTCTCGGGCGAGTACCTCTGGAAATACCCGCGCGAGATCTCCGACGATTTCACCAAGCGCAAGGACCAAGCGCGGTATCACAACTACGCGAAAACCCTCGTCAACATTTACGTCCGGTACGTGTTTCACGGCGGCGTCAAGCGCACGACGTCGGACGCCGAACTTGAGGCATGGTGGGGCGACGTCGACGGGTCCGGCACTAAGGTCAACGATTTCATGAAGCGGGTCGTCCGGATCGCGTTGGCGATCTCGCACGCGGCGATCCTCGTCGACAAGGAAAACATCGAGCCGGTTGGGCCGACCAAGGCCGACGACATCGGGCGCGTCCTGGCGTTGGTTCACGCGCCGTTGTCGATTCTCGACTGGCGCACCGAACGCAACGGCGTCACGCTGAAATTCGTCAAGCTCCGCGAGTGCATCAACGACGACGACCCGTTGGGGAAACCGGAGGAGGAGGAGTACGCGTACCTCCTCTGGACGCTCGACGAGTGGGCGCGGTTCGATTACGAGGGGGAGTTGATCGACCGAGGGAACCATGACCTCGGGTGTGTGCCGCTCATTGTGTTGCGGCCGGAGGCGTCGAGTCAGTACCCGTTCCTGGGGCAAGCGTTGTTCGGCAACGCGAATGTGTTGCGAGCAATCTTCAACCGATGCAGCGAGGAGGATGAAGTTCTGCGGAACTCGTCGTTCTCGATGCTCGGGGTGTCCATCGGCGAGAACGCACCGGAGGGCGCGGTCGGCAAAGCGAAGGAACAGATCGGCAACGACGTCGGCACGACGCGCGCGATTGTCGTGCAAGGGACCATCGACTATAAGACGCCGGACCAATCCGTACCGGGCGCGATTCGCGAGAACATCCAGTTCCTCATTCAAGAGGTCTACCGGATGGCGCACGTCGTGTACCAACGGGATTCGCGCGACGCCGAGACCGCCGAGGCGATCAAACTGAAACACAACGAACTCCAAGAAATGCTCGTCGGGTTGGCGGAGGAGAACGAGCGCGTCGAGACGGAACTCGCGCGGCTGTTCTTCGCCTGGAAAGAACCGACCGTCGAGGCAGCGGACGCGCGACTCAAAGCGGCGAACGTCGTGACGCAATATCCGCGCGAGTTTTTCGTCGCCGACATGATGGCGGAGTTGGAGAAGTGGGCGAAAGCGGTCGCACTCGACCTCGGCGACACGATGACCAAGACGATCAAGAAACAAGCGGCGCGCGCGTTGGTGCCGGCGATGGACGAGGACACGCAAAAGAAAGTCGACGCCGAGATCGACAAGCAAGTCGCGACGCCGGCGATGGTCCCGTTCGCGCCGAGACCGTTCGGCGGATTTGGCGGACCACGACCGGCCGGACCTCAACCCGTCCCGAAACCCGGCGACCCGAAACCCGGTGAACCCGCCGTCGCTTAGACTGTTCAGTACCTCACGCGCGCCGTGGACGCGGTCGCGAACACTCAACCGGAACGTTTGAAAGGGAGCGGTTATGTTCAAAGCTGGCGAAAGGATCGTCGACCACGACGGCAAGGTTCACAAGGTTCGCAAGGCGGGGATCCCGAAGTCCCTCGCGCGGCCGGGTGAGATGCCGCGCATTCGCGGATTCATGCGCGGGGCGCTCGTCGACTGCATCACGGGCGAGGAGAAGGTCGGCGACTGGCACGAGAACACCATCACGACCTCGGGTCACATGGCGATCGTGCGGAACTTCGCCGGTCTCGCGTCGAGCGCGTCGTCCGTGGCCGCGACCGTTCTCTCCGACCTTCAGTTGGCGCGGTACTGGGGGATCGGGTATCACACCGGCGCGTTGACGGCGGGGTCGGACCTCTCGGTCCTCTCGACGATCAACTCGACCGAATGGCCGTTGGCGTCCACGGGCGGCGTCTCGCGCGCGACGGTGTCGGTCGGATCGCAACTTCTGTCGGGCACGTGGACGTTGTCGCAATCCTTCCAGTACGCCTCGTCGCACATCTCGCACGCTCAGACGGTCAACGTCCTCGCGCAGTACGCGCACTCCTCGGTCGGCGTGGCGGGTCATCCGGCGCTGTCCCTGGCGGTGTTCGCGTCCTCGACGAAAGGCACGACACAAGCACTCAACGTCACTTACAATTGGGTGTTCTCAACCTAATAGCAAGGGGTCACGTTGGGCAAGGCATCGCGCGCGAAGGGGCGACACAGTCGGCCGGGTACACCGGTTGTGTCGCCCAATTCCGGGCCGGCGGCATCCGGCGGCGTCGAGATCCAGTTGGGGTACAGCGCGGAACTCAAGCAAGTCCTGTTGAGATTTCCGCATGACCTGAACACGTTGTTCTTGTCGGCAGAGCAAGCGCACTCTCTAGGCGCGGGGTTGATCCAACACGCGGAAGCGGCACGCGGCACGCGGCCGACATGAACACTTAACATCTAATAAACAACCACGCGAAGGTCGAACCGCTGTCGGGTTCCACGGGATCGCGAAGGAACCGCGATCACGCCGACAGCGGGGAGACGTCTCGACGCCTATGAAGATTCCCGCCCGGATCGTGCGCGCGAAAACCGGCATCCTCCTCGACATCTCGTTGGGCGGCACGCCGCAAGAGAACACAACCCTCGTCCTCAGTCAGTACGCCGACGTGCGGAAACTTCCGTTTCCGTTGCCGGCGGGGTCTGTCCACACGGCGGTCGTGACACACGTGCTCGAATACCTCGACCCGTCGGCGCTGTTCGCGTGGTTCGATGATCTACATCGCATCATGAAACCGCGAGGCGTCGTGTACTTGAGCGGGCCGTACGGCGGCGACGAACAACAAGGATGGTTGTCGGATCCGCAACACCGCATCCGGGTCATCGAGTCAACGTTCGCGTGGTTGGATCCACGGACGCCGTTGTACGCGTTGCACGACACCGTCGGCCGACGTCGGCCGAAACCCTGGCATCCGCTGACCATCGCGCGCGTACCCGGCGAACAGTCAACCGTCTCGTACAACGTGATGATGCAAGCGGTCGATGGGAAACCCAAGGTTTCCAAGAAACTCAAATCCTAGAAAGGGGAACGCTATGGCAACCGGAGATCGCACGACGAACGATCCAGAGTTCAAGGACAAGATCGGCGGCAAGGGAGACCGGCACACGTCCGAGAAGGACTATCGACCCGAAGGGGACAAGCCGGCGAAGGGGACGGGCGCCAATCAGAAAGAGGGGACGTCGACGCATCCTGAACACTCCGACAAGTAAATGCGGGAGGCGAAGACACCGGGGGTCGACCCCATGACCGTCGTCGAGGAGTTAGTTCACGTCCCGACGTCGGAGATGGAGACGCGCATCGCGAACACGCGGGCGCTACACGGCGACCTCTTGCAGCGGTACCACGAAGTCTGGTACACGGCGCCGCATACGTGGCACTTCACGAATTTCCTCGGCGTCGGCGTGATGAAGTGTCCGAATGATATGTGGATCTATCAATCCTTGATGGCGGAGAACCGACCGGTCACCGTCATCGAGACCGGCACGTACGCCGGCGGGTCCGCATTGTGGTTCGCGTTCTTGATGGAGATGCTACACATCGACGGGCACGTCTACACCGTCGATTTCGAGGACCATCGGAAGTGCGACCATCCACGCATCACGTTCGTCGGCGGCGATTCGACCAACCCGGAGATCGTCGCGGCGCTCGCGGAGCGCGTGAAACATCCGCTGTTGATTACCCTCGACTCTGACCATGCGGCCGATCATGTGCGGCGGGAACTCGAACTGTACGCGCCGCTGACCGAACCGGGCGATTGGTTGATCGTCGAGGATACGAATATCGGATGGGTGCAAGAGGACGGCGCCGGCGACCGAGGCGCGCGAGGCGGGTTGACCGATTACCTCCTCGCGCATCCGGGCGAGTTCCGGCAAGACATTCTGTGCGAGCGGTACTTGTTGACGATGAACCCTGGCGGATGGATGCAACGCGTCGCACCGTGTCCGCACCAATGACGCCGGCGTTGATTCGGATCGATTCGCATCTCTTTTCGCCCGACGCGTTGCAAGCATTCGCCGATCACGCGGCGAACGAACTCCAACCGGGGAAACGCGTCGTCGTGACGTTCGGGTTCGATGCCGAGGGCGGCAAGGTCGCGGTGTTGTTCAAACTGCGGGACGGGGCGCTCAAGCTACACACGGCGTTCGGGCACGATTGGGACGGCGACAACAAGGTCGGCATTGGGGGGAGTGTTAGCTTTTGACATACCGGGTCGGATTCCGCCGGCCGGCGAAGACCATCGACGACGCGCCGATCGCCGGCGTCGATTTCATTGACATCGAGGCGGACGGCATCGGTCAAGCACTCGACAAAGCGCAGTACAAGTCATTCCTCGAAATAACGTCCATCGTCGCGACGGACCGATGGACGCACACACCGGAGAGACCGGCGACGCCATGACGCGCAAGATCGTGTTGCACCCGAAGAACAAGAAACCCGACGAGGCGGCGGCGGCGTTGCTCATTGGAACGCCGACCCTCGGCATCGTGCGGATCGAATGGCATAACGCCATGCAAGGCATGGTCGCGCCGCCGAATTGGGCGGTCGTGCGCTCGACACCGCTCGGGTTCAACGTCGGCGACGCACAAAACCTCCTCGTCGATACGGCGTTACGCGGCGGGTTCCGCGCGTTGCTGTTGATCGAGGACGACACCGTTCCGCCTCCACATACGTTGATCCAGATGGACCGATGGTTCTGGAAAATGGAGCGGAAAAAGGCGCCGCCGATTGTCTCGGGTCTCTATCACATCAAGGGGAGTGCGGAGGTCCGGCAAGGCAAGACCGGCGGCATCGAGTTGTTGGGTCCGGAACCGTTGGCGTATCGCGGCAGCGGCAAGCGCGCGTACCGTGACTGGAAATACGGCGATGTGATTTGGGTCTCTGGCATTCCAACCGGCGCGTTGTTGATTCATCGCGCGGTCCTCGATGCGTGGGCGCGCGAGAAGGACATCGAGACGTACACGTTGCCGGGATACCCGTACCCGGTGAAGCGCGTCTTTCAACAACCGTCGCAAGTGTGGTTGGACCCGGTGACGAAGGGACAGCATGTGTCCGCCGGCACGACCGATCTATGGTGGTCGGACGCGACCATCAAACGGAAGATCCTCGCGAAAGCGGGTTGGCCGAAAAAGTTCGCGGACCGCGAGTACCCGTACATCGTCGACACATCCCTCGTCTTCAAGCATATCGACCGCGCGACCGGCATGATGTACTGAGATGCCGGCGCCGACCTACGTCCAAGACGTCGATACCATTTTCAATCTCAGCACGACGCCGAAAGTCACGGCAGCGTTCGACGTCCTCGCGGGCGACATCCTCGTCGCGTGGATTGTCGTCGCCGACGATAACGGGTCCGACGACAACGCCGCGATTGCCGGCGGGTCGTTGACCTGGGGCACGGCGATCCAACGCGTCAAGGTGAACCAATTCACCGAGGTCACGATCTTCTCCGCTGTCGTCGACAGCAACAAGAACATGACGGTCTCGTTCTCAATCGCCGGGTTGCCGTCGGCGTTGTGGGGCGGATGCTGCATCACGTTCCGGAACAGCAACGGGATCGGCGCCTCGAACAAAAATAACCAGAACCTCGCGGCACCCAACGTCACCTTGACGACGACGCAAGACAACTCCGCGATCGTGATGGCGAATGGCGATTGGGCGGCGATTGGCGGCGGGCGGACGTACGTGACCACGGACGCGGGCGCGTTCACGGAAACAGCGGCGTTCCCTGGCGATGGATTGAATTACGGCGCGTACGGCGGGTACTATCCGGACGCCGGCGCGGCCGGCTTGAAGAACCTGGGATTGTCGGCACCCGGCGCGACACAGAAATTTTCTCTCGCGGTTGTCGAGGTCAAGGGATCCATCCCGCCGTTGACGGTGACCGTCGGCGAACCGCTCGTCCGCGAAGGCATCCTGACGTAAACTCTTTACACATGGCGGACGAGACCCCGCGCGTCGCCGACATCTTGATCGTCGAACTCGTCGACTGTGAACCGACAGTCGAGGCGACGGCACCGATCACGACGTCGGACCATGCGAGTCCCGTCCAACGCGCGATGGAGTCCACACTCGAATCGACCGGCGCCGATCCTCCGCCGGCGGTGACCCGTGGCTGACCTCGCGATTCTCCTCTCCGAAACTCCTCGCCTCTCCGACCAATTCCTCACCGCCCGACGGCAAGCGGCAGCACGGTACCGCGCGTCTATCTACAGCACGACGGCGGCGGGCACGTACACGACGTCGCCCACATACACGCCGGAAGCAAATTCCCTCATTGTCGTTTTCGTCATCAACACGTACGCCTCGGCGCCAGTCGATCCGACCGGTGTCACGGCGCACGGCGTCACGCTGACGAAAGTCACGTTACCGTCGAACACGTTGTCGACGACGCACATCGTCTCGGTGTGGGTCGGCAATAGCGGCGCGTCGCCCACAAGCGCGGCGGCGGTCGCGACGTGTTCCGGCACGACCACGGGCGCGGCGGTCATCGAGTTCCAAGTTACCGACTGCGATCTCACCGACTCGGCGCTCAAGGCGGTGTCGTGCGTCAACACGGCGACCGGCACGGCGACGACGGGCACCGTTGCCGTAAGCCTCACGCCACACGTCACCGACGACAGTGTCCAGTTGTCGTTTTGGTTGCACTTCGCCGTTGAGAACACGACGGGCGAGGCGGGATGGGTTCTCACATCGGGCGGGACCGGCAGTTTCGCGACCCCGTCAACCGGCGGCGCCGGATTTCACAAGAACGACGGCATCGACCTCACGGCGACGGCGTCATGGACGACGAGTTCGTCGTTCCTCGGCGTCGCAATCGAGGTCGTCGGCACACCGCTCGACCGTCCGCTCGAAAACGTCCGCGTCTCTGAACAACTCACGGTCCGGCGATACGGCGACGCGACAGCGGGACCGGAGAACGTCAAGGTCGACGACGCCGGCGTCGTTCAGATCATTTCCGAGGGCGGTCTTCACATCACGGACGCGGCGCTCACCGTGCAACTTGTGGCGGCGGGCGGCGATCTCTCGGCGACACCGGCGGAGGCGATCAAAGCGGCCGACACCGTCACGATCACCGAAGACCCGGAACAAGCGACGCCGGCCGAATCCATCAAAGCGGCCGACACCCTCTCGATTACCGAGAACCCCGAACAGGCGACACCCTCCGAGGCGGTCAAGGTCGCGGATACCGTCTCGACGACGCTCAACCCGGAACAGGCGACCCCGTCCGAGGCGGTCAAGGTCAGCGAGACGCCGGCGCTCACCCTCGACCCTGAACAGGCGACGCCGGCGGAAGCGGTGAAGGTCGCGGACACGGTCGCGACCACGTTAGACCCGGAACAAGCCAGTCTCGCCGAGGCGGCGCGCGCGGCCGATTCCCTGGCGGTCACCCTTGACCCGGAGAACGCGACGCCTACGGAGGCGGTCAAGTGCGCGGACACCATCACGGTGTCGATGGACGCGGCCGGCGGGGATCTTGCGCGCGTCCTGGCGGAAGCGTTGGCGGTAACGGATACCGCCGTCCTGACGCTCAACCCGGAGGAAGCGACACCCTCGGAAGCGGTCAAAGCGGCCGACACGGCGGCGCTGACGCTCAACCCGGAGGAGACGGCACCCTCCGAAGGGGTCAAGGTCGCCGACACCGTCGCGACGTCCCTGAACCCCGAACAAGCCACGCCGGCCGAGGCGGTCAAGGCGTCCGACCTCGCGACGCTCACCCTCGACCCGGAACAGACGAGCCTCGCGGAGTCGGTCAAGGTCAGCGACACCGCAACGACGAGCCTCAACCCGGAACAAGCCACGCCGGCGGAAAGCGTACGCGCGGCGGACACGCTGACCATCGTCGAGGATCCAGAGCAAGCGACGCCGGCGGAGTCGGTCCGCGTCGCCGACACGATCACCCTTCAGCGCATCGGATCCGGCGAGTTGGTACCGGGCGACGAACTCGTTCACGTCGCCGACACCGTCGCCGTCACGTTGGATCCGGAACAGACGTCGGTCGCGGAAGCGGTCAAGGTTGCCGACACCGTCACGCCGGCAATCGAGGAACTCCTCGTCCTCGGCGAAGCGATCAAGGTTACCGACGCGGTCGCGGTGACCGAGAACCCGGAGCAAGCGACACCGTCGGAGACCGCGAAGGTCACCGACACGGTGACCGCACAACTCACGGTCCTCCAACTTGTCCTCGCGGAAAGCGCGCGCGTCGCCGACACTGTCACGCGGTCAATCGATCCGGAGCAAACAACCCCGTCGGAAAGCGTCAAGGTTGCCGACACCCTCACCATCGGCGTCGACCTCAACGTTCCGTCCGAAACGTATCCCGGCATGGTGCGCCGGGACGGTGCCGCCGGTCATTGGCGCCTCAACGATCTCGACGGTCTCACCGCTGTCGACAGCATTGGAACGCACGGCGGCGTATTAACGGCGGGGATCACCGTTGGACAACCGGGACCGCGCGACGACGGCGCGGCGGCGATGTTGTTCGATGGTGCCGCCAACCATTTTGCGTTCGTGTTGAATGGCGGCGAAACCGTTAACGGCGCGTCCGCTGCATCGTTCGAGGCGTGGGCGTTTCCCGTGTCGTTCGCGCACGCGAACAACTTCATCCTGAGCAGCACGAACACCGGGAACAACCTCCGGATCACATCGGCCGGCGTCGTCTCGGTCTCGATGGGAGTCGGCGCCTTGAACTGGGGCGCCTCGTCGTCGGCGGGTCTCGCGCGCCTCGGCCAATGGATCCATATCGTCGGCGTGTACGACGGCAACACGACGATTCGCCTGTACGTCAACGCGGTCGAGGTCGGGTCGTTTACCACGATCACGCCTGGGGCGATCGCGTTCACCGGCAATCTATTCATCGGCGGACTAACCTCCGCGCAGGGATTGAACGGCGTCATCGCTGACGTGGCGCTCTATCCGTTTGCGCTCACGCCGGCGCAAGTCCGCGAACACTACGGCATCACGGAACGGGTTCACGTCACCGACACGATCACGCTGTCGATCAACCCGTTGCAAGCGGTCGTCTCCGAGGTCGTCAAGTGTCGCGACATCGCGCCGACCCCGTTTGCGCTCACACCGGCGGGCGGGATCGCGGAAAACGTGCGCGCGACCGACACCGTCGCGATCCTCAAAGCGTTCTACCTCCTCGCGCCAACGCCGGCACGCGCGATCATCATTCCCTCTGGCCGGCGCACCATCGAGATCCCGGCGAACGTGCGCGCATTCCAGATTGCAGCGGTGCCGCGCGCGGTCGAGGTCGACGCCGGCGTCCGGACCCTCGTCATTCCGTCAACACACCGCACCATTCGGATCGAAACCGGAGGAGGACACGTGTCCGTTGCATCCCGCGAACAATGTCACGACGCGAAACTCGATTACTCGTTCGACTATGAACCGTGGTTGGAGGGCGACACGTTGTCGGCGTCAACCTGGGAGATCACGCCGGTCGACGCGGACGCCTCGATTGCCAACCCGTCGTACCCGCCGGTCTTCACGGCAACCACGGCGACCGTGTGGTTGGTCGGCGGCAAGACCGGACAGCGGTACGAGTTGACGAACCACATCACAACGGCAGCGGGCCGACAGGACGAGCGGACCATCATCGTCACGATTGTTCAGACGTAAATGCCAACGATCACCGAACGACTCCGTCTCGCGGCAGCGAAGGACGCGGCATTGATGGATTCAATGTCCGACGAGTTCGCGGCGCGTCTCGCGAGTGTCGTTCTCAAGATCGAGGACAACATCGTCGCACTCGCGCGCAAGCTGCAAGCCGACGGCACGAACCGATTGGTCTCGGACCAAGCGGCAATTGGTCGTGCCGTGGCGTTGCGGACCGACCTCGCGCGCGCGATGCGAAACGGCGGATACGGGGAATTGATCGACGACGCGATTGACGAACCGTTCATGGACCTCGCGAATGAGGTCGTGCACTCGTCGTCGATTGCCGCCAAGGCGGCGGAGTTGACGGCGACCGACGAGCGCGCGTTGCGGGTCATCCAAGACCAACGCGCGTCCGAACTCCTCGGCATTGCCAACGACGCGGCGACGGTCATCTCGAACGTGATCCTCAACGGCGTCGTCGGCGCGCAACCCAAGGACGATTTGATTGACAGTCTGTCGGAGGCGCTCGGGAACTCGTTCGAGCAAGCACACACGGTGTACGACACCGCCGTCACGATATGGGCGCGGCAAGTCGATCAAATCAAGGCGACCGGCGCACCTGACGAACTGTTTATCTACATGGGACCGGTCGATCAAAAGGTGCGGCCGTTCTGTCGGGAGTACGTCGGCAAAGTTCTCACGCGCGAGGACATCGATCAACTCGACAACGAGCAACTCCCGAACGTCCTTCTCACGGGCGGCGGGTATAACTGCCGGCACCAATGGAAGCGGGTCACGAAGTTCGACGACGAACTCCGCGCGTTGGCGGAAAGCGGCGACCGGGCGCCGGAGGTCCAAGCGGACCTCGACCGCGTCAAGGCACAAGAGGACGCGATCCAAGTCGCGAAGGATCGGGCGGCACAAGAGAAGAACCGCGCGCGCCTGGACCTCGCGCCGGCGTTGCCGTTCGGGCGCGTACCGGGTGAAGGGGCGACGACGGCGGCACGCCTCGACGCCGAGGC